TTCTTATATGTAGGATCATTATATCTATTCTTTAATTGTTTGACTGCGAGTTGTCCCATTCCCTCAAGTTCTTCTGTAGAGATAAGGGCGAACATGAGGTCTGCGGTAGCGGGTAATCCAAAAGACTCGGACGTATCTTCAAGCCCAATATCCGAGTTACTATAACCAGACCTAGTCGTCTGCGTTGCAGTAACGATCGGTAAGTCAAACTCCACCGCAAGACCTCGTAGTTCTTCAGCAATTGCTTTAATGTAGTTGTATGAGTTAATTGCACCACCCATTCCTTTCATTCTACTTGAAGAACAGATATTCAAATAATCAATATAAATGATATCAGGTTCAAATGATTTCTTTAATTTTAACTCATTTAATAAAGCACGAAAGTGACCAGCGTGAGCTGATCCAGTCGGATATTCTTTAATAATAAGTTTACCATTTGTTTTAGATGAAAGACCCCTGACTCGTTCTGCAAACATCTCTTTACTAAGATGTTCTAGCTGATCAATTGGTATATCAAGTAAGTTAGCATCAATTCGTTCTGCTATTCTTTCTTCTGCCATCTCCATAGTAAGATATAAAACATTCTTACCTTGATTTAGATTAGCAGCAGCACAGTGACACATAAATAAAGATTTACCAACACCAGTACCAGCAAGACAGACATTAAGACTTTTGTTTGGAATACCTCCCTTTGTAATCTTGTTAAAGTAGTCAAGATCGAAAGGTAATCTTTCTTCGTCACGGTGGTAGAATTCAAATCGCTCTTCAAAGTTTTCAATATAGTCGTGACCGATGTTGGGGTCGAACGAGACGCCGAGCGCTTTCGTGAGAATATCCGGTAAAGCATTTTTTGTTAAACTCTGATGTTTGCCATCAATGATGGAGATTGATTCCATAACAGCATTATATAAAGCACGGTCTTGACACCATTTTTCTGTAGTATCATTTAACCAAGTTTCATCAGACGCTTCTTCTTCAAATAAACTAGGAATAATTTCAACAGCATGTCTATACTGTTCGTCATTATAGTTATCAGCCTGATCAATTTCAATCTTAAATGCTTCCGCTGTTGGAAGTTTATTATACTTTGCAACAAACATTCCTGCTTGTTTAAATAGCATCTTATAGACACCTTCAAAGTAATCGGGTTTTACGAAAGGAAGAACCTTTCGCATATATTTTTCATTAGTAAGAATATTTTTAAGAACAACTTGTTCTATATTAGTGTTCAAATTTACACCTCTTTTAAATGGATTTCTTCTTTGTTTTCTATGGAAGATTCTAATATACTATATAATAAATCACCCGCAGCTAATTGTAAACCAATATCTTCTGCCGTAAGGTCTTCATCTGGTGCTGAGATAACTTCAAAGTCAAAATGTAAATCCAGTTCTTCGTCATTTTCTGGAGTCTTACCATCAACACGAATAGAACCGTAACGAATTACAACCTCGTTAAACTCTCCTTCAAGTATTCTAACATTCCATACTTCATTAATATTTTCATCTGATATTAGTTCGTAATCTTTATTTTCTACATACTTGCCCATTACTCTTCAACCACAATTTCATCCATTTCAACAAGAGACTGATGACCGATGCTATATTGCTTCTTTAGGAAATCTTTAAAATCCGTTTCAGCAAAGATCGGATCCCAGAAGGACTTATCAAGAGTTCCATCGTACCGAACTTTAGGTCCAACTTCTCCAGAAGATTGATCAACAGTAGCATACCAGCCATTGGAAGGCTTAACAGCATAACCACCAGCAAGAGCACAATCGAGCAAGCCAGAATAAGACTTGACACCACCTTCCCAAGACACAGTAATAGGAATCTTTGACTTTTCTTTAACATATCGTGATTTCTCCACATTAATCACAAAGTGATAACCTTGAATCTCGGTACCTTTCTTATCTTGTTGGCGACCAATAATCCAAATATTATCTGCACTATAGTATATACCAGTTCCGCCAGATACAATAGCTTTAGGAAATAAACCAATCTCTTGATATGTATGATTTACTGCAATAAGTGGAATATTCTTCATAGCAAGATATGGTGTACTCATACGGAATAAGCCTTTAAGTGCTTTTGCACGAGACATATCTGCTACAGACTTTTCATTCTTAGCGTCTTCTAATTCTTTCTTTGATGCTAAGTTACCAATAGAATCAATAACAACTACAACTTTATCGTTTCTATCTAATTCTTCTAGTTGACCAATTAAGTCAAATTTTAATTCTTCAACATTAGTAATTGGTGTATGAAGAACACGAGATGTATCAACACCGAATTGTTCAAAATAACTCTGAGGTGATCCAAACTCTGAATCATAGAATAGCATTACTGCATCTGGATATGCCTTTAAATAGGCAGCTGCCATAAGTAAGGCAAAGGAAGTTTTAAAGTGTTTAGAAGGTCCCGCAAGAACTGTAAGACCTGGGGCTAACCCACCATCTACCGAACCAGATAGTGCAACATTAATCATAGGGACATCTGTTGGAACCATATCTTTTTCAGTAAAAAATTTAGACTCAGAAAGAATCGATGTGTGGGATAGTTTTGAATTCTTCTTGAGTTTGTCCATAATTGACATACAATACTCCTCTGTATAGTATTAATTTATATATTATAAACCAAATTACAATAGATGTATATAAAAAATATCATATTTTTCTAATAAAAATAGTGTAATAAAAATTACTAATATTGCAATTAGTGGTTTAAATAAAATCTGTAGTAATATTATTATCAGATATATACAAATAGCATATATTAATAATTCAAGCATAGCTTACGTTTTGCTCTAGCTCACGAGAATCTTTTTCATACTCTTTTCTATATTCATTATTTACACGAATAACCTCGTTTAAAACGCTAAACTCTTGGTTTGAAAAAGTATTAAATGCGGATGTATCTTTTGGGAAACAAGCACCACCATAGCCGCGTTTACCATCAAAGCCTGGCGCTCTAGTATGTGATGTACCAATACGTGGATCTGTACCAATAGCATTTACTATATGACCGAAATTTCCACCAAACTTTTCTACCACATCATAGAATTGATTAAACCATAAAACTTTGGTAGCAAGAAAACAGTTAAGACCATACTTAACAAAGCTGGCTTCTGTAGCAGACATATGAAAGGCTGGACATGGTTTGCATAAACTATATTCTTTATAGATTTCTTCTAATCGTAGTGTAGTTTCTTTATGTCCACCAAACACATGCATATCAGGATTTATAAAATCAGAATTAGCATTAACTTCTGTTAGGAATTCTGGGTTATAGACAACTCTTGAACTTGTGCCACCTCCTCTAGTAAGAGATTTAATAATATCAGGTGTTACTGTGGATTTAATTACTATAATGCCACTACGCCGTTGTTTAAGTTTTTTTACAGTTTCTACCACAATAGATGAATCAATCTCACCATCTTTACCCATAGGGGTTGGAACAGCCACAAAAGAAACATCTACATCTAGTGATTTAATACTATCGACACTATTTCCATATTTAGGATCAATGATGATTTTGGTACAGTTATAATCATTAAAACCGTGATCAATAGCTTTACCGACAAAACCATGTCCAACAATTGCAATCTTTAATTTAGAACCCATCGGGATAAACTTCCTTGTAATATTTGCATATAAGAGGCTCGCCATTATTTACAAGCCTATTAATTAATTCTTCTACTGATATATTATAATATAATGCAACGGTTTTGTAAAGCATTAGTTTACTCCATAATATAGTTTATACCAAGAAATAAATTTTTCCACACCTTCGGCAATTGAAACTGTAGGTTTATAACCAAGTTTTTGTAGTTTAGTTGTATCAGACCAAGTAGCTTGAGTATCAGCTGGGTGTATTGGCACAAGTTTACGTTTAGCTTTACGGTCAAGATTATTTTCAATGTGATCAACGAAATCAACTAGCTTTACTTGTTCTCCACAACCAATGTTATATATTTCATTAAATTCTTCAGTTTGAGATAAAGATTGATTTAAAACAATAACAATACCGTTTACAATATCATCAACATATGTAAAGTCACGAATCATATCGCCATAGTTAAATAGTTCAATTTCCTTACCAGCAACAATATTTTTAGTAAAATCAAAGAGTGCCATATCAGGGCGACCCCAAGGACCGTAAACAGTAAAGAAACGGAGCCCAACTGTCCTGATAATTGAACTAGACATAAACTGTGCTTCATTAGTAAATTTAGTATAGCCATATGGATTTAATTGATAACCACATTTCTCATCTTCTTTCCAGGGTAATTCATTACCAGCCATAGTACATGATGTTGATGCATATATTACGTTTTCAACATTAGCATCCACACAAGCTTCGATTAGATTTTGAGTACCAGTAACATTATTATCAATATATGTTTGTGGTTCTTCTAACGAGTGTCGTACACCTGCATATGCAGCTAAATGAATAACGGCATCAGGTTTATGAGCAGCAAGAAAAAAACGTAAAGGTTCTTTTGATTTTAGATCAAGACGGTGCACTTCAACACCAAGATTCTTTAAATTGTTTGCTCTATCTTCTTTTAGATCAACATCATAGTAATCATTAAAGTTATCAAATGCTGTTACAGTATGACCTTCGTCAACTAGCTTTTGTATAAGATGGTAAGCAATAAAACCGGCGCCGCCAGTTACTGTTATATGTGACATATTTTATTCTCCTTTATATCTCTATTATACACTATTATAGAGGTATTGTAAACTAAAAAAATTCGGATAAATCATTATCATTAAAATCTATATTAGAACCTTTAGGCATATGAGTAAACTTTTTCCATATTTGAGAAGGTTTTATCTTAACCCTACCGTACTCTCGAGTTATTTTAAAGTTTGCTTCTGGCCAATAATTTTGTAATCCTAACGATCTATTTAGTCGCCAACTGTCGGAATTATCGTTACCACCGTTACCTTTTTTTGTGGCTTCTTTAACTATTAACAGCGTATTAAATAGCAATGTACAATATTCTTTTGATAATACTTGTAAAGAATAATCTGTATCCTCTACGACATTATCTCTCCATTTTATATTAATATTATTATTAACAAGAACACCACTATAGCATTGTTTGTTTATATCTATAGGATACTTTTTAGTCCAAGCAAAAATATCATGAGAAAATCCAGATATGCCGATATTTTCAAAATGATTCGTAAAAGTTTCTATTATGGATATTAGTTTAGATGGATCCTCTTTTATGTTCTTATCATCTTTTCTTACTTTAAACGATCTTATATTATCATCAAACTGCCAATGATATTTTGCATCAGAATGTTCTTTACAAAAGTTTCTTACATATGGTATTCCTTGATTGTCTTTTTCTAAGCAGATCATCTTATCATGTTTATGATAAATAGAGTATTGTTCATAGTCTTGAGGCTCAACTACAATTAAATAGTTGAGCCCACTTTCTTCTAAAACTTTAGCTGTGACACAGGTAGGCCTTCCCTTAGAAGGAATATATATTGGATACTTTACAACGTTAATAATTTCTTCTTTATAGAAATCATTAAAAAAATTATAAAATTTTTCTTTACTCATCACCTAACCATTTATTTGTTTTAGGAATTAAAGACCCGGTAATGTATTTAATTCTTTTTCTTTTAACATTCTTATCGTACTTATATGTACATTATAACAACATTCACACGCAAAGACTTGATTAGGTTTTAATCCAGATGGTCTTGGTTGTTTCATGTAACCCATTAAGATTTTATCGACTGTAATTTTACGCAAATGACCATAGCTGTGTCTTTGTTTATTTCTAATAGCCTTTTCAACATCGGTAAGTAAATCGGTTTTTCTACTACCTTTTTTATCAATGGTGCCACCTCTGAATTTATTATTACAGATTTCGCATGAAGGTGTATCTTTATAATCATAAAGCTTTACATCATCTCCATATATATCTGTACCATATACTACTTTAGCCATAATTAAACTTTCTGTGTGCAGAATATCAGATCTTCGCCTTCTGCTTCTGCTTCAATAGTTAAATGAGTTTCTACTTGATGGTTCTGTGGAAGTTCAATAGAAACTGTTTCACGCGTTACTGGGCAGAAATATTCTGAGTGAATACGAGGAACTGAAATCCCATATACTTCTACACGTGTTTCATATGTAAAATCTTCTTTTAGATGTGTAATAATTTTACGATTAGTTGCTTCGCCTTTTGGATCAACACCGTAGGTACCGATACGTCCAGCCCAACCGTTTGTTGAACCCGCTTTGCCAATCTTAACAAGATTGCCGTTAACATACATACCGTATACAATATCACCCATAGCTTTAAAATCACGAGTCTCCATACCATCGGCTTTTGTAAATACAAGCTTTTCATAAGTACGAGAAGGCTTATTATTATTTACGTTTGTTGTATGCTCTTGAATTGTAAAATATCCGAGGTAAGTTCCAACTTTTGTAAGATTTGTAGCAACGTTAAACATTTTAGTTCCTTTCGGATTCTCTTTATATAATCAACATACCATATTTTTAGGAGTTTGTAAATCCCTAAAGTGCATATTGGTTATGATTTTTAACATACCACTTTTCAGTAACGGGAAGACCAAACTCGTCTTCGTCTACAACGATCACAGCAACAGTCTTTTTAACATGAGCAAATCTATAACCCGTCATGCCGCATACACCGCCGCCACCTACCCAAACTTTATGGGGAAAGTCTTCGGAAAAACCTGAAATAGGTTCATCGTTAAGTGAATACTCAAAGTAATTGCCGGTATCTTTCTCAACAAAACAACCGATAGGATCTTTTGTGTAAGTATAGTAAGCCATAAGAAGTCTCCGATTCTATTTACTCTTACAACATAACATAAAACATATCACTTGTAAACCCCTAAAATGATTTTTTTTAAATATTTCTGTATGCATATTCTATAGCACGATCCGCTTCTACATTAAGAGGTCTATTCTCATATCTCTTAGCTGTATCGGCATCTAGTTGCTTAATTAGTTCTACAATCTCAAATGTGTTTATAGGATATTCTTTTTTAATTGCACTACTTGCTATTGAAACCATAATCTTATAAACCATAGCATATCTTCCAGTATTATCAACATATGCTATATTCTTAAAATCTCTGATAAGATTTTTATTTACGAATGGACAATCTTCATAGTTAGACCAACTAACACCAGTATTCTCCATTTTATTCTTACGATATTCTATGATAGATTTTTGCATCTCTGTTGGTAATCTATCTAAGAACGTACCGGTCTTTTTTTCTTGATATGAATGACTCGCCATTAACTCTCGAGGGTTTATATAACTACCGCCAGTATTAGTAAAAATAAAGTTGAAAGCGCCAGAGTACGAACCAGGGATATAATACATTCGTGATAGATCCTTAGTTTGCGCATCGCCGATTGCTTGGAGTTCTGTGTTGAGTGCGTACCAAAAATGTCTGATATTATCTCCTCTAACTCTTTCTGTAAGTGGGAAGACCAAACGAAACTTTGGTAAACTTTCTCTGCTGCTAGCAGTACTATAGCAAACAAAATAGTACTTACCATAGATACGAATAAGATCATCTTTTAAATCTCCTTTAAACTCATGGTCATCTACATCCATAGCTGCCCATCCAGCCCAGTCAACTACATTTTTATTTGCTCTTGTAGTATCTTTAATATAAGTTGCTGGTGATATGAGCTGAGCAGCTTTTTTATCTTCTAATTTTCTTTCAGATAGTTTATATAGAAATTCCTCAAACTGAGGAAAGCCAGAAAAACTCATGTTCTTATGAGTTTTATTATCATATATAGATTTAAAGAATGTTGCAGAAACTTCCATAATTAACTCTGTATTTGATCTTCATCCATCCAACGTAGAAGATTAGCTTCATTAAAATCAACAGCAGGGTAGAATGTACCACGTGATTTTCTAGTAAGATTTGGTTGACCAATCTTTTGTGCAAATTCTTTTAAATCTTCTTCTGTTCTAAATCGCATCACAATAGCAGCATAATCTTCACGATTTTCTTGTTCAAATTCTGGCATGTCATCCCAGCCCATAGGGTCAAGATCATCTTCTTGTCCATCTAATACAAATAAGTTAGCGCCTTTAGGTTTGCTCATAATAAGGGTTCTCCGCATTTCCAAATTCTGTTGTTGCTTTTTTATATTGATCCATAGTTAATGCATGTAATTTCATACCATACTCATTAGTACCACTTTTAATTACATAGTCATCACGATAAATAAGTTTATTCTTTTTAAATGGGCTATAATCAACGTGGTGATGCCATCTATTATATCTTTGAACAACTTTAACCAAGTCTGGATGTTGTTCTACAAGTGCTTGTGCAAATTGTAAACGATTATCTCCATCCACATACACATTATCTGTATTACCACCACCC